TGATTACCTTCACTGGCCTCATACGACTGACCCTTTGCAACAAAAGTAGATATCTCTAATATGGTATCGTCATCGTGTATGTTAATTTTCTTTTCTTCAAGAATATCTTTGATTGCTGAACAACCCAATCGTTTTGTTTTACGGTTAATTTCAATACCGATTGAATTTGCTTTTACTGCGGATTCTAAGTGAATGTTTTCGTACTCTAGATCGTAGTATAATCCATTACATACAACTGATCCCTGATCATTTGATTCTACTACGACATAAGCATCATTATAAACTTTGGCGTACTTATATATAATATTAGGGAAGAGTATTGGAGAGATAGAATTGTTCCGATACACAGCCACTTGTTCAAATGGGCGTGTCGAAATGTCGATAATATTGAACGTAGAGTAATCCTGACCTCTTCCTTTCGAGACATCAACGGTCATGATGTACTCGTGCTTGCTAGCAGGTTCGTTATAAACTTTTAGAAGACCGCCCTCTAAAACCTGCCGAGGCGCTTTTGCCCTTAGTGACAGAAGTGTCTCGGCATTTATAAGGGTATCTCCTGTCCCGAAAAAAGTGTTACCAAATTCCTGATCGAATTGAAGTTGAGAAGTATTCGCTATGGTTTGGTTTTTCCATTCTTCATCCCTGCCTGGAACATCCCACCAATCTACACGGAAAGATTTGTATTCGTTGATTCCTTGTTCCGCACCTTCCCAGATTTTGTGAAAGATGTTTCCGATACCGTTTGCGGTTGAAGTGACGATGACTTTGGTGTCTCGTCCTGCGGATACCACAGGATACGTTGAAGTATAGAACTCAGCTGCTCGCTCAACAAAAGCAAACTCATCGAGATAGAGAAGGTTAACAGACATGCCCCTAATAGAACTCCCGCTAGTGGCAGCAGCAATAATCCTAGAATTATTAGAAAACTCGATTGAACCTTTATTAAGAGTTTTACAGCCAGGTTGTAAAAAGAACGGAAGATTTTCCAACATGAGAGTAATACGGGCGAGCATCTCTCGGGCAGTAGATCCTTTATTCGCCAGTACAGCGATTGTTTTTTCGGGGTTGAAGATAGCATACCAGAGTAAGTATGCAACTGACGATATTGATTTACCAGACTGTCTACAAGCAAGAACGATGCTAAAACGATTATCGTTAAAGTGTTTGAACATATTTTGTTGATAATCGTAAAGCTGAAACGGAACGAGTCCACGATCCAACGAAATAATTTTGACATAAGTTTCTGCAAAATAGGAAGGGTTTGCCATACATTTTGCATATTCTTCTACCTCATGTTGAGACCATTCCTGTACAATACCATCACGTTTTACATTAATATTACCAAGATATGTTTCATTATTCATTCTGAACGCTGTCGCCACTAATCACCTTTTCATTGTGTAATAATCGTTGTAAATCGGTAGTACTACCTAAAAACACATTGTTGTTTGTTATTTGTTTATGTTGCGGTAATTCTTCTTTTAACACTTCTTTATGTTTTTTATTTAGTTCCATAAGTTTATCATTAGTGTCTGCAAGGTTTTTTATCAAACCAGACAACACTTCGAACGCACGAGGATGTTCTGATTCTCGTGCGACTTCCATCATAAGATCAAGTGACTCTTTACCTTTTTCGATTAGTTCGTAATATGTAGAACGAGAATAATCATAATCATAGTCTACTTTATCTTTTGAATTGTTGTTATCATGATCTTTCATTATGATGTTGTCGTCGATACTAAGTGTTCAAATGTTTTGGTGAGTACCGTGGTTCCAGTACCCAGTACTCCGGAGTATTCCTTGATAGTGACAATGACGAATGCACCGTTACCGGAACCATCTTCGTTGGTTTGTGTTCCGGGACTACCGCCCCCACGAACTTGTCGGCAATTGATATTTAGATCACCATTCATCTGCATCCATCCAGTACCAAGACCATCTTGTGTCCAACTAGAGGCGGCAGTGGTTCCACTCATCGAGTAAGCATCATTACCATCACCATCGGTTTTTGTAAATGTTGCACCTAAAGCATCTTCTACCTCAACAAACAATTGATAATTGTCACCAAATGTTGCTCCTGACCCATCAGTCCAGTTATCTGAACCTACAGCGGGGGTAATCGTTTCGGTAACTGAACCAAACACTGACGAACTTGTAATAGTAAGACTGCCATCTCTATTAAAAGTAACGTTCGAATTTACCGTATCACCTGTAACAAAACTTGCCCCAGTGGCTACGTGAGATACCAGATTCGGATCGAACTGGAATGTGAGTGTGGGTGCCTGACTTGTATCGACAATATCTACTGTTTCTGCAAGACTTCCAGTTCCATCACCATTACTATCGGTAGCGTCTAGTGTTATAGTTAACACTTCTGGACTCGGTGAAGATTCAGTCGTAGTATCTGCCACTGCTCTAATATAAATTGAATCTGTATTTGACTGCATATTAAACGCAAACGTATCGCCGTTACCAACTGTTAAACTACCTAGAGTTGTCCAACCAGTAGAACCATCTAGTGATATCTGGAAATCTCCTGTGGTTATATTAGTGCCACTTATTGTGTATCCAACGGTTGTCCCGTTTGTCACGTTTGATGAATTTAATGTAAATGTAGCAACTTCTGATCCATCTTCATTAATACTATCGTCAGCACCAGTTGAAGAGGTAACAGTGAATGAGTCATACGATGGGCTAGGAGCAGGACTCGTATTGCTGATAGTAACATTGTCTGCTTGACCTATTGTTGTATTTCCTAAACTATCACTGGTTAAAGTAAGAGTCAACGTTTCATCACCACTTTCTGCAGTATCAGCGAGTGCTCTAATATACACTGTACCAGAATTACCACTCATTACAATTGCCAAACCATCACCTTGGCCAACGGAAAGATCTCCGGAGAACCAATTAGAATTATCTAATGAAAGTTGAAAATCTCCTGCGGTAATACCAGTTCCGCTAATATCGTATCCAACGGTTGTTCCATTCGGAATATTCGTACCAGTAACAGTATATGATGTCGAAGTCGCACCATCTTCTGGAATCGAAGCAGCTGCAAAACTACCTGAAGTGTATGCCTCGTTTTGATCAGCAATAGATATAGCATGAGTATCCGACCCTTGAGCGGAAGATGCTTGAATGCTTACACTAGGATCACCTTCATATACATCACTATTTGTAATGACATAACTGAAATCATAGTTACCCGCAGCACTGTTTGTAAACGTATCGATATCGTTTGGATTAGTTCCTCCAGAAAGACGTGTGTCACTGTTTGCAGTAAATTCTACTGTAACCGTTTCACCTGCAAACGCTGAAGTTGTGACCCGCCCGTAAATTGTATCACCTTCAGTAAACGAAGTTGAAGAAGTAGTTCGGGCAGCATTACTAAACGTTGTAATCGTATATGTAATAGAATCATTATCTGTAACGGTTATATCTGCTGAAGTATCTAATAAAGTTCCACCGGAATTACCTAGTCTTCCTCTGAATCCTTTATCGCCATCGACAGCCAAATCATCTAAAATGACAATTGGAATATTAGTTGCTGCAACTCCGTCTACTTGACTGATCTGATTGTTTGTAATAGTAACTGGTAATTTAGAACTAGAAATTGGAGCATCACCACCGTCATATTGTACTTCTCTTCCCGCCCCAGTAAACGTAACTGCAGTACCACTTGATGGTGCTGCTAACCAGAAAGTATAACTACCATCCGGGATATTTCTAGCACTCGTACCTAAATCAAAAGTAATAGTAGAACCAGAATCTTCAGCGACAGTAGTTGCACTCGGTTCTAAATCGTAAATGGTTGATGCATCAACACAATCGAACGAATCAGATCCCGTGTTTCCAGAACTGCTTCCTGTACCATTTAATGTACACGTTTCCAATCCTTCATAGATATCAGAAAGAGTAGAGTTTACAGTTACAACCACTGTACCGGGAGTGGGAGTTGCATTTGTAAAATCTGCTGCAGTAATTGTTGTCGAGGTTACATTAATTGTTCTTGCTGTAGACGCACCAGTGATCGTGTATGTAAAATCTTCATATCCTACGGTACTTTGTACAATTGTAAACGAAGTGGAATCACCTTCTGTAATGCTCGCATCCGCAGCAGTTACCGTATATGTTGCGGGAGGTTGATCTTCCATAACAAATGTGTCGGATGCTGTGTTTGTAGTTACAGAACCTTCGCCGGATATTGTAATAGTCTCATCTAGCTGCAACCCAAAATCTGCCGTAGACGTTATATCAATAGTCACTGAACCAGAATTGTCAAAAAAGTCTTGTGCAGAAATAGTATGAGTTGTAGGTAATTGTGCAGGATTAATATTTCTTGCGGCCGATGCACCAGAAATTTCGTAAGTAAAATCTTCATATCCCGGTGTATTTTGTTGAGTAACGGTAAACGATGTAGTTGTTCCTTCTACTACAGTGTCATCGTTTG